CGCCAGTTCGACGGCCCCACCGTCCCAGTCGAACAAATTGGCCACGTAGGCTCTCGTCTCGGGGTCATTGATCGTGATCAGCGTCTCGCGGAGCAGTGCCCGGCCGGCCGGGGTGCGCGGCAGGTACACGACGCGGGTCTGAACCGCGGAGGTGGTCAGCTTACGCATGGCGCAGCCCCATCAAGTTGATCGCGAGCGTCGCGGCCCAGCGCCGGAGCCAGCCGCCTACCGAGCCCCATGCAACAATCCACCGCTTCGCGGCGGCAGGGTCAGGATCGAACAGAGCATCGAGCACGCGGTCGGTCATGGCTACGCCGGCACCTGAGGCGGCTGCCGCCAGATGGTCCCATTCTCCCGCTGGGAGCGCCCCACTACTTCCTCGACGTGGATGTCCAGGCCCGGATCGAACGACCACTTGGCGCACTCAACGACCAGCTTCTTACCGCCACGGTCCACACCGATCTTGCAGGACGAACCGTAGCCGCCGTCGTTAGCGCAGGTGCTGCAGCCCCGCGCATCCGGATTGTTGCGGCAGCGGTGCTCATGCGCAACCATGCCGGCCTTGCTGTCGCTGCTCTTGCGACACCACTCGCAACGATACCGGAGCTGTTTGAAGGTAATCATCACGGGTCTCCAAATTGATTGGGGTACGGGGGAGGTTGTTGATGGCTAGGCGGCCGCGTCGAGCTCGAACACGGCGTGGGTCAGGTTGTCGACCAGGGCGATCACGCCGGCTAGGTCCGTGGCCGTGTCGAGATCGACGGTCTCAGAGCGGATGCGCTCCAGGTCGGCGCGGATGCCGGCAACGCGCTCGGCCGTCGTCGGCCGGCGCGGTATGCTCGGCCACCGGGCGGGAGGGGCGGGCATGTCAGGCGGCCGCGCTGGTCGAGCGCATGGGCGCCGACAGCTTCGACGCGATCCAGGCGTCGAGCATTTCCTCACTGTAACGGGGGAACCTGGAGAACTTGTGGAAGGTGGGGCCACCGCCGACCGTGGCATACTTCGCCAAGGTCGCAGCGGCGACCGGCAGGCCACGGCTCTGGCAGTATTCGGCGGCTTCCGCGCGGGAAAGAAGTCGAGAGTTCATCGTCACCACCTCATCAAGACCGAGATGGCGACTTCGGCACCACCCCGGCAAACTCGGGATGGCGAATTATCTATCCGAAATTTTCCGTGATCAGAAAATGAACAAATCGACGTTCACTTTTTTATTTTAGTGTCCACTTTCCTGGGGCGCGCACGCATGCCCTTCGTCCCAGCCCATTCACCAAAAATTTTGTTCCACTTGCGAACGGACGTGCCGGGGAAAGCCTTCTGGATATCCAGCCCCAAATCATGTTTGATTCGGCGTGAACCACTTGCGTTGTAGCCGTGCTCATTCAGCCAATCGGTCATGGGCTCGGACAAAGCGGGATTCAGCAGCGCATCGATGCCTTGCGCATTAGCCGGTTCGGGAATGCTGAATACGTCGCTATGTCGTACGGCAGCGAACGCGACGCCGCTCCGCTCCAGCGCCTCGACCAGATCACCATCGAGCACGTACCGACCGCCGCGCGCGTCGGTCTTTACCAAGCGCTCGACAGCCAGCCACCGCTGGACGCCCGCAATCTGCCGCTCCCTCAACTCATCCACCCGCGCGTGCACGCCATGGTCGGGGTGCCCGGTACCGAACACCAAGACGGTTCGTTCCGCCCACTCGGTCGGGGGCGCCACCGCGGCCCCGCAGAGGGCCCATTGGGCCAACTTCACGGCCTCGGCGTAAGATATTTGCACCCCCACCCCGACGGCTGCCACGCACCGCGCTTGCCGCCGCGCCGCCAGTTCCTCGCGCAACCGTGCTGGCAGCTTGTCAGCCGCGACCCAGGAAACCTCGCCACCGTCGGTCATGTCGCCCTCCGCAAAGGCGTGTTCCGCAGGAGGGGCGGCGCGGCAGGGCGGTGCGGATCCGCCCGTTCCCCGGCCAAAGGTAGCCGCGCCGCGGTGACGGTAGCGTCACGCAACGATGGCGTCAAGTGGACGGGTCCATCTTTCATGGACACGATGGCGGGGCACAATCCGGGAGCGCCGCAGGAAATAGCCGGGGATGTGTGGTTGGGCTGGGGCACGTACCCACCGGGGCCGCCGCCACCCCCCAAACTACCCCGCCGGCACCGGGTGGCCCCGTCGGTTCTCAGAACACCCCACCCCCCTCACGCGGCTTCGAAGGCTCGCGCCGGCAGGGTCGCCTCGGTCTCGCGCCCGAACAGCAGCAGGTGCAGTCGGACCTGATCCCGCCGAGCTGCCAGCACGCGGCCGGCCAGACCGGCGAACGCGCCGTCGAGCACGCGGGCCACATCGCCCGGCTGCCAGCGCACCCCGGCCGGCCGCTCGTCGAGGACGACGCCGAGCTGGGCCTGACGCTCGACCAGGGCCTCGACCAGACCGGCGGAAGGGGTGCGGCAGCCTGTCGCGGTCATGGCCCAAATTGGCCCTGACTTTCCGCCGCATGCTTCCCAGGCGCTTCCCAGATGAGCAAAAGGGCCTAGCCATCTCTGGCTAAGCCCTTGGAAACTTTGGCGGACCCGATACGATTCGAACGTACGACCTCTGCCTTCGGAGGGCAGCGCTCTTTCGCGAAATGACGGTATTCCAACGTCTTAAGAAGTCGTTTGGCGCACCAGTTGCCTTGTTGTTCCACGGGATACTGCCCCAATACTGCCCCAAACCATAGCGTGATGATTTGACTGGTATTGCTACTAGAGCCCTTCCCACGCGCGCGTGCGTCACGTGCGCGCGTGACGGGGAAATGCAAACCATCCGTCCAATCTGTCCAAAGGTCGTTTCACGTCGGTGTTCCCGGGACGCCCGCCCGCGGTCCGGGTCCTTCCAGGGGATATCCAATGCGGGCTTGGGGGTCCCGGGACCTGTCCAGGTGAGGGGTTTCACAAAGGGGTTCCGGTTTCCTATTCAATGTGATAGAAGTCATATTGTTAGGGCGGAGACAGGGCCATGGCGACACAGCAGGAAGTGGCGGATCATCTCGACGTATCGGATAGGACCGTTCGCGAGCTTATCGAGAAAAGTATCCTGCCTGATGCGGGGCGGGGGATGTTGGACCTTGATGCCTGCCGCGTTGCTTACCTTCGGCATCTCCGGGAAATCGCGGCCGGCCGCGGCGGCGCCGCGGAGCAGGAAAGTCTCTCGACGGAACGCGCCCGGCTGGCGGCCGAACAGCGGGAACACTACGCCTTGCGTAACGCCGCGGCGCGGCGTGAGTTGCTGCCGCGGACCGCGGTCACGCTGGCGGTGACCGGTACCTTTCAGCGGGTGCGCGACAAACTGATGTTGCTGCCCGACCGGATGGCCGGCCCGCTGGCGCGGCTTGCCGACCCGGCCGTGGTGCGGCAGCGGCTGGCCGATGCGATCGGCGGCGCGCTGGCCGAACTGGCGGAAACCGCCGTGATCGCCGCGGCCGAACGCGAGGCACCCGATGTTTGACGGCCCGCTGTTCCTGGCCGTGGATGGCGAGACTGCGGCGACGGTTGCCGGCTGGTTCCCGACGCTACGTCCTCCGTCGTCGGCGTCGCTCGCTGGATGGGCAGCGGCGCACGCCCGGACTTATGACGGCGCGGTCTTCAAGCCCTATCCCTACCAGCGCGCCATCCTCGATGCCATGGCCGATCCCTCGGTATCATTGGTCACGGTCATGAAGTCCGCGCGTGTCGGCTACACACAGATGCTTTCGGCGGTGATCGGCTACTACATCGCGCACAAACCATCTCGGATCATGCTGGTACAGCCGACCCTTGAAGACGCCGAAGACTACAGCAAGGACACCATCGACCTGTTGCCGGAATGGCCTGTGCTGGAGCCTCTGCTATCTGACCTGGGAGCCAGGAAGCGCGGAGACACCATCAAGCGCAAGAGCTTTCCCGGCGGCTCGCTCAAGATTACCGGCGCCAACAGCCCGCGCGCGTTCCGTCGCATCGACCTGGACCTGATCCTGTTCGACGAAGTTGATGGTTATCCGGCGACGGCCGGTGCCGAAGGCGACCAGATCGCCCTTGGCCGGAAGCGACTGCAACAGTCTCTACACCCGTTGGCCGTCATCGGTTCGACCCCAACCATCGAAGGTCAATCGAAGGTGGCCGACTGGTTCGCCCGCGGCACCATGGAGCGGTTCCACGTGCCGTGCCCACAGTGCGGGGAATTTCAGGTGCTGCGGTGGGGCGACGGCACCGGGGCGGGCATCCGCTGGCGTAACGACGATCCGGACACGGCGCATTATGTCTGCGTCAACGGCTGCGTCATCGAAGAAAGCCACAAGTTGGAGATGGTTGAAGCCGGCCGCTGGGTGGCGGAGCGGCCTGAGGTAACCGGGCACCGCAGCTTTCACATCTGGTCGGCGTATTGTCCGTTGGCGGGTGCCGCATGGCGATATCTCGTTGCCGAGTTCCTGGATGCCCGCAAGGACCGGAACAAGCTTCAGGTTTTCACCAATACCGTGTTGGGCGAAACCTGGGTTGACCGCGGGGAGGCGCCGGACTGGCAGCGGCTCTATGACCGGCGCGAGCCGTGGGCGCCGGGCACCGTGCCGCGGGGCGGGCTGTTCCTGACCGCGGGCGCCGATGTCCAGCGGGATCGGATCGAAATCTCAGTCTGGGCATGGGGGCGCGGAAAGGAAAGCTGGTTGATCGATCACCGGGTACTGCCCGGTGATCCGTTCGGCCGCATGGTCTGGCAGGCGCTGGCCGCTGTGCTGGCGGAGACGTTCCGTCATGAAAGCGGCGCCGAGTTAACGATCATCATGACCGCGATCGATGCCGGCGACGGTGTCACCCACGAGGTGGTGAAATCGTGGGCGCGCACCGCCGGCCCTCGCGTGATGGCGATCAAGGGCAGCTCTCAGGCGCTGGCGCCGATCCTGGGCACGCCGTCCAGCGCCGAAATCAACTTCCGCGGCAAGCGGATCGGCAACGGCGTCCGGCTGTGGCCGGTGGGATCGAGCACGGCCAAGGCCGAACTCTATGGCTGGCTGCGGCAGCCCAAACCGACAGCAGAGAGCGGCGAGCCGTTCCCGCCCGGCTTCGTCCATCTGCCCGACTTCATCGGCGAAGAGTATTGTCGACAGCTCGTTGCCGAGCACTTGGTACGCCGCGGCGTCAAGGGGCGGCAGGTGTCGGTGTGGGAGCCGTTGCGCGATAGGAACGAAGCCCTGGATTGTAGGAATTACGCCCGCGCTGCCGCGGTCCGGCAGGGTTTGGACCGGATGGGCGATGCCGATTTCGAGGCGCTGGAAGCCCAACTGGCCGACATGCCGGCGCCCCCGCCCCTGCGCATGGCGCCGCCACCCGACACGCAGGAAAGCCTGTTCGACCGTCCGACGCCGGCCGTTGCACCGGTTTCCCGACCCTCCACCGCGCCCGCCGCCCCGCCGCCGCGCCCGCTGCCGGCACCACATCCGGCACCTGCGGCCGCGCCCGCCGGGACATCAGTCATCACCGTGCGCAAATCGCGCTATGCCTTCGGTTGATAGTCTGAATATTTCGCCCTTGAATGTGGTGATATTCCTATGATAGACCCATGGTCGTGATCTCCGCCGGAGACTCGACTATGGTATCCGACTATGCGCTTGCTTGATCGTATGCTGTCCTATTTCGGGAAGCGTGGCCTGGATGCGGGCGCGGTCTCGCGTCGCTGGCCGGCAACCACCAGACTCGCCAATCTGAACGCCGACGTGCTGGGCACCGGCCGGACCATCCGCGATCGGGCCGCCTATTACGCCCACAACAACCCGCACGGCCGCGCCGCCGTCGCCGCGCTGGTCTCGAACATCGTCGGTCCCGGTATCGTGCCGTCGCCGCAGCATCCCGACCCTGCCATTCGCGCCCGTCTCACCGACGCCTGGACGCATTGGACGGATCAGGCCGACTACGACGGCGGCAGTGACTTCTACGGCCTGCAAGCGCTGGCAGCGCGCCAGATGGTAGAAACCGGCGAGAGCTTTTGCCAAGTGTTGGCGGCTCCGGATGGCGGCTCTGGCGTGCCGCTGCAACTCCGGCTGTTGCATCCTTCGCAGGTGCCAACCGATTGGCCGGTGGGCAATCTGGTCAACCAGCTGGTGCGCGGCGGTGTCGAGTTCGATCCGGCCGGCCGGCGTGTCGCCTACTGGGCGCTGCCGTTCCGGCCCGACGATCCGCTGTTGGCGCTGACCGCCGCCGCCTTCAATCCAATCCGGCTGCCCGCTGACGACGTTTTGCATCTGTTCGACCCGGCCGAACCGGGGCAGTTGCGCGGCCTGAGCTGGTTCGCGCCGGTACTGACCCGCCTGAATGAGTTGGACCAGATGGAGGATGCCGCCTTGGTCGGGGCCAAGCTTAGGAATTTGGTCTGCGCCGCCCTGGTCGATCCCAGCGGCGACGGCGCCGGCCTTCCCGGCAGTCAACAGGGCGGCACTCTGGAGTTGTCGCTGGAACCGGGTTCGATCCTGCCGTTCGTGCCCGGCCGATCGATCGAGTTCTTCGATCCCAAGGAAAGCCAGAACTACGGCCCGTTCGTCAAGGAACATCTCCGGGCCATCGCGGCCGGTCTCGGCATTCCCTATGAAATGCTGACCGGTGACCTGTCCATGGTCAACTATTCATCGATCCGCGCCGGTCTGATCGAGTTCCGCAAGCGGCTGGAATACTGGCAGCACTCGGTTGTCGTGTTCCGTTTCTGCCGGCCTGTTTG